GTATTTGCACCACCTCCACCACCACCAGTGGCTACAAATGAATTGAATGAAGAATTATTACCATTGGTACCAGCAACATTTGTACCACCCGCACCGCCTGAACCTACTACAACAGAATAAGCAGTGGCAGTTATACCAGTTGATATACCAGTAAGTACACCACCTGCACCACCACCACCACCAGTGGATCCACCACCACCACCGCCACCTGCGACAATTAAATATTCTACGCTAGGTACAACCGGAGCAGCACCGCCATTAAAAGAAATAAAATCATTTCTCCAAGCAAACATTATGCGAATCCTTTTCCTAGCGTAGCATAATAAGTAGTTCCATCATAGAATACGCTTATAATATCAACTGATGCTGCGGCAGTACTTAATGTTTTTGAATTACCTAAAAACTTCATGGTACTTGTTAGTAATCTATTTCCAGTAGCATCTTGTGTAACAATAACAGTCGCACCTGATCCAGCAACAGCACTTGTTAAAGTACTAAATGTAAAGTTAGCATTTGCAGTATAATTAAATATGGTACCGTTTGCAACATTTGGTGATATGCTTGTGCTTGTATTACCACCTGCTATAACAAGTTCATTATACTGTTTAAAGTTTGTGTTGGTTAAGTTTGCCACTGTTGAAACAACAATGTTAGCAACTGTTAAGGTATTTGAAGTTTTGGTAAATGTAAAATTAGCACTACCATTTGCAACACCTGCATCATTGAATACTACATAAGTATTTGCTCCACCAATGGGCCCTGTTGCACCAGTTGCACCTATTCCAGTTGCGCCTGTGATACCTGTAGCACCTGTAGCACCACCTGGGCTTCCAGCGGTTCCAGTAGCACCAGTTATACCTGTTGCTCCAGTTGATCCTACTCCTGTAGCACCTGTAGCACCTGTTGTAACAGAATTGGTCAAATTAACATACCATCCATTAAAAGTACCACTACCTACTGTAGCAGTAACATTTACAACCATTGCTCCGGTTCCAGAGTTATATGAAGTAACTGGTCCAGTCATGTAATTAATGTCAGAATTTGCAATAATAACACTTTGTCCCGGACTATACGATCTTCCTGCAGTAATTGTTAATGATTTGCTTCCTACTCCAATTGTTAAACTGGTGCTACTTAATGCATAATATAAAGCACCATCTACTCCAGTAGCACCGGTCAATCCAGTTGCGCCAGTTGCACCTACTCCAGTAGCACCTGTAGTTCCTTGTACTCCTGCTGCCACAAATGTCCAAGCACTAAATGTTCCGCTACCACCACTGTTTGTAGATGAAAATAATATTGTTGTACTTGAGAAAGCAGTAATAGTTCCTTCCATAAAGTTGGCAATATTAGCAGTATTAAAAACTCTAACTCGTTCACCAACTTGAAATGCTGTAGCAGTATTTGCTAAATTGGTTGCAAAAGAAAATCCACCTGAACTAGCAATAGTTGTACTTGAATTAGAAGTTAATCCTGAATATCCTAATCCAGTTGCTCCGGTTGCACCGCCAGGGCTTCCTGGGGTTCCTGTAGCACCAGTAGCACCACCCGGGCTTCCAGCGGTTCCGGTTGCACCAGTTGGACCAGTTGCACCAGTTGATCCCAATCCAGTTGCACCAGTTAGACCAGTTGCACCAGTTAGACCAGTTGCACCTTGTGTACCAGTGCCAGTTGCCCCAGTTGCTCCTTCTAATCCAGTAGCACCAGTTGCACCATCAAAACCAGTAGCACCAGTAGCACCTTCTAATCCAGTAGCACCTTCTAGGCCAGTTGCACCTTCTAATCCGGTTGCTCCAGTAGCGCCATCAAAACCAGTTGCTCCTTCTAATCCAGTAGCACCTGTTGCACCTGTTTCTCCAGTCGCACCTGTTTCTCCAGTAGCACCAGTTGCACCTGCTACACCACTAGACAATGCTATAAACAATGGATGATTGTTTGGGAAATTAGTAACCCCGGTTCCACCCGCTGATGTTAATGTTACTGGTATATTCCAATAACTAGTTGCTGTTCCTGGATTGAAATTTGATGTAGTACTAGAAACTACAAATGTTTGGTAGTTGCTACTATTACTTTGATCCTGAATAGTTATTTTTTGTGATACTTGTATCAATGCCAAAAAGATATCAATGTCTATGTTGTTATCAGTCACATGACTTATATTGATTTCGGTAGCATCCATTTGTGTTACATTATTCCAAAGAATATCGCCATCACCTGGATAACCACTTGTTGCGCCAGTATTTGATCTATATTCAAATAAACTTGATGATATTCCTTGTGGGCCGGTAGCACCCGTAGTACCTGTTGCGCCGGTCGCTCCTTCTAATCCAGTTGCGCCAGTTAATCCAGTTGCACCGGTCAATCCAGTTGCACCAGTTATACCAGTTGCGCCTGCTGTGCCGGTAGCACCTGCTGTGCCTGTTGCGCCAGTAGCACCTGCTCCAGTAGCACCAGTTAATCCTGTAGAACCCGTAGCACCTGCTGTACCCGTAGCACCCGTTGATCCAGTTGTTCCTTGTATACCAGTAGCACCAGTTAATCCTGTAGAACCCGTAGCACCTGCTGTACCAGTAGCACCCGTTGATCCAGTTGTTCCTTGTATACCAGTAGCACCAGTTAATCCTGTAGAACCCGTAGCACCTGCTGTACCCGTAGCACCCGTTGATCCAGTTGTACCAGTTGTTCCAGTTGTTCCTTGTATACCGGTTGCGCCAGTAGAACCAATTGTACCTGTTGCACCTTGTGAACCAGTTGAACCAGTTAAGCCAGTAGCACCAATTGGACCTGTTGCACCTTGTGGGCCTGTTGATCCAATTGATCCAGTAGCGCCAATTGGTCCTGTTGCACCCTGTGGTCCTGTTGCACCTCCACCATATGGACTACCATTAGCATAGTTAATTGAACTGGTGTTACCAGGCAATACTATATTACCTGTTTTGTCAAATGTCCATTGATTGTTATTGGCACCAGTATAATCAGTACCAACATAAACACCAAAATCATCTGCTTCAACATATTGCTTTTGGTCGTTACTATTAAAACCAGCATAACCTGCCGGTGGTGCTTGAACTTGTAATCCACCGGTGTTATATGGATCACCGATCAAGCCATTGCCCAAATAGATAGTGTTACCTGCTAGATATAAATTACCCCAGCGATTTGTAGCATTACCTAAACTAGCACTATTGTTACCATTTGGTGTTAAGTTACCAGTAATTGTTCCACTAATTGACAAGTTGGTCAATTCACCATTACCTATAAAATAATTACCTGTAATATTTCCGTCAGCATTTATATTACCATTATTATCTAATATAACTGTTTTAAGTGTACCTGTGATATTTGATTGCCAAACAGCACCACCTGGATCTAGATAGAACCAACTTCCTGTGCCTATATCATATGGTGTTACAGGAAGCGCAACACTATTACTATATTGCATTTGCACATAGTCATACCCTTGCACAACCATACCTTGACTGTATACTGTAGGTGTGCTGACATTGCCGGCTGTAACAGTACCAGTAACTGATAGATTACCTAATGTACCAACATTAGTGATGTTTGGTTGATTACTTGCTACTACAATACCAGCAAAATTTGCATAGTTTGCTGAATTTGCAACTAGATTACCAATTTGTAAATTACCAAGAACAACTAGATTACCAACTGTTGCAGTATTAGAAACATTAAGATTTGCTAATGTACCAATATTACTAATGTTAGGTTGATTGCTACCAGTGACATTTAATGCATAGTTAGCAAAGTTTGCTGATGGTACATTTGCAATAGTACCAATTGCAGCACGGCTAACTTGTACCTGTACATTTGGCGTAGGAGTTATTGCAACTTGTACATTACCTGTGTTTGTTACGATTATTTGATTAGCCATGATTAATAATTGATTACGCCGTCTGAGTTTACAAGAAACAATAAGAATACTGCTTCATCATATGCTGGTTGTGTGCCAACTGCGGGGAAACTTATCTTAACTCTACCAGTAAAACATGCTGGATCAGTTGCATTGATATCTAAGTCTGGATCACCTGCGATCAAGTCCCAGGTGTCATCATCAATTGTCATTGTAAATGTGCCAGCAGCATCAACTATATTTGATATGGGTAATACTATTGGAGTTGGTGTAACACGATTCATTCTCATTGTACCAGCCGCGGTGCTTAGTGCAAATACTGAACCACCTGATGTTGCTGATATTGTAAATGTTGTTTCAGTTATTATTGTTTTTACATAATAAGTTGTATTGATTGCTACACCACCAAAGACTGCTCCTGCAAATCTTACTGGTTGACCTTCAAACATGTCTGCCGTTGTAGTGCAGGTAAATTCATTTGTACTTGTAGCACTTGCTGTGATTGTAGTAATAAGAGGAACAAGAGGATAATCATGTATTGCAAAATCATATCCAGTTCTGCTATCGCTAAAGTTTGTAATTGCTCTACGAATGATTTGAGCATTGATAGTAGCACCAGTTAAGTCTACTGGAGTAGTGCCAGTTTGCCATCCGCTTGTGTAACTTGTTATGGTTGACCATTCAAAGTTCCAAAAATCTTTTTGGTCATAAATGAGGTTTTGTGCTAGAACTTGAGCATCAAAGCCCGCAACTTGATTAAGAGTTGCCTGTGTAAATTTGGCCATATTGTTTTTCCTTTGCTAACTCGCATGTTGACGAACAACTGCTGCCTCGCAATTGTTCGTGTGTGTATATAATCTATTTATGCTTACACATAACCAATCTCACCCGTAGTTGGATTATATTTTAATGTGACTGTAAAATCAACATTACCTGTAACATCTCTAATTGGTTTTACAAAAAAACTATTTGCTTGTGTACCATTTAATCCAACGCCACTATTTTGCCCAGTAGCATTAAGTATAATAGAATTATTTGGTTGATTTAATATTCCGGTATAGGTACCAATAGCAATAGAATTAGAACCTTGATTATTTTCACCCGCTCTCCAACCTATAGCAACTGAATTGTTACCCTGTATATTTGAACCCGCCACAGCACCAATTGCAATTGAATTCAGGCCTTGTGTTGTGTCTCCGGCGGCGTGGCCAATTGCAATTGCATTATTTGCTTGATTTATATTTCCGGCGTAATATCCAATAGCAACAGTTCGGCTGCTGCTGTTTCGTCCCGCAAAAACGCCAATCGCAACCCCAAATGACGCTGGCGCACCACCTGCATTTCTCCCTATTGAGATTGATGAATTACCTGCAAATGCTGAGTCTCCGATGGCTATATTTAAGTTGCCAGTAGAAGCATTAGCAGTTCGTCCAATAGCAATATTATTTGCCAGGCTGCTGGAAAAGCCAGCGTTGGCATTTACACCAATAGCAATAGAATTACTTGAGTTCCCTACAGCATTTAGCCCTAAAACAACATTAGCAGAAGTTAAAGTTAAAAAATTTGTTGTTAACCGAAGTAATGTACCAAGACTTGTAATGTTTGGTTGTGAAGATGCTGTTACTGTATTTGCAAATTCAACATTTAAATTAGCAACTTGTGTAGTTGAAGTAACAATAAATGGCGCATTACCTGTTGCAACATTTGAAGTAAATTGTCTTGCAACAATATTACCACTGGTGGTAATATTACCACTAGCAGTTAATCCAGTCAATGTTCCAAGACTTGTAATGTTTGATTGAGCACTATTTACTACATAACCTGCAAAAGACGCATAATTTGCATTAGATGCAACATAATTATCATAAGTAATTTCACCAGTGGTGTTGTTGTAAAATAAAAAAGTTGATGTATTAGCATTTCTTACAGGTTTTACAGTAAATGAATTTGCAGTGGTTTGATCTAAATTTGCACCAGAAGCATTTAGTATAATTGAATTATTACTTTGATAATTTATACCGGCACGAAAACCAAGAGCAAGAGAAGATTCACCTTGATTAAAACGGCCTGCGCCACTCCCGAGAGCAACAGAATTTGAACCTTGGTTCAGCCCACCGGCTCCATCTCCAATTGCAATTGCATCACCACCAGGATTAAATGCACCTGCTCCAAATCCTATTGATACCCCTTGAGCAGTATCATTAACACTTGAATTATTTCCTATTGCTATTGCATCTGCATTTAATTGAAATGAATTGGCAATGAATGCATTAGATGTAATTACAGTAGAATATAATGAACTAAAAGTACCTACATTACCGGTTAAATTACTTGCTATTATATTACCGGGCACATTCAAATTACCAGTAACTTCATTAAAAGTAAATCCCGCAGAACCCCCAAATGATCCAGAGTCATTGTATTGAACTTGAGTATTAGCACCACCGGGTGTTCCGTTACCGCCACCGCCACCGGTCATTGCTGTCCAATCTGAATTACCAGTACCATCAGTTTGTAAAACATACCCATTAGTGCCACCATAGATATGCACATTAGCAATATCAGCATTTAATGAATTACTTGTTCCTACACCACCGGCATATATATTTAAACTTATGCCATCTGGAGTAAAGGTCAATTGATTTGTGTCAACTGTAACACCTAAATCAATGGAAGTAATTTCAAAATTTTGAGTAATATCAGACATTATTGATACCTTACAATGAATCCTATTGGTTCACGGTTAAAATCTACTTGGCCACTCAATGTATCAGTTCTTGATACACCCAATGTAACAATAACTAATGTGCTGTTTGCACTACTATTTGCTAATGTTATTACTGGGGTAGGATTTGGTGATCCAGTGCCACCTGTCAAGTTTGTTGGGATATACATATAACCAACACCAGTTGCTGCTGTAGTAAATGCTGCGGTAAGATTAGCACTATATGTTCCTCCACCTGTACTTGGTTGAGGACTATTTAATGTTAAATTTCCTAATACTACCGGAGTATCAGCATTTGCTGGATAACTAACAGTACTTACATTATAAAATGCTGCTGTGGTACTTAGTGTCCAGCCAGTACAATTGATTGGATAACCAGTGCTATCTAAAAAACTAAATGGTATTGTGTAACTTTCACCTGTATATATCTCAAGACACTGGATAGGTGTTCCAGCAATTGTCATCGTTCTTGAACCGTTTAATAGTAAACTCATGTTTTTGTTTCCTTATATCTATTTATATCTTTTTAGCCATTATTTTGTTTTGCACTATATGTTCCCATAATACATGAAACATTTGCTCCGGGTGTTAAATTTCGTACAACTATTCCTAATTCTGTTGTTGGAGTTCCCCCTGCATAACCTGATGCTACATTATATGCAACATAAGATGGCCATGGATCGGTATTAGTAATTGTAAATGTTTGTATTTGTGGAGTTAATACTCGTGCATCTCCAGCCGTTGCTGAAGTTTTGAAATAAGAACAAATTTGCACAATTGAATTTGAAGTATCAGTAAAAAAAGTAAATAATCCATTTTCTAGAATAATATCACCAAAACTAAATGGATCAGTTGATATGTCAATTACTGCAAGTTTATACCATCCACTATCCCCTTCATTAATTGTTTGAAACCCTGCGCCATCTGGTGTAAATGGACCTGTACTATTTGCTGCATAACCATTTGCTGTTGAAGAAGTTCCTTGTGCCCAAGGAAATATATCATTTGGACTAGGATTATAACTGGGATATGACAATGATATATTTCTGGTACTGGTGCTACTTGCACTTGAAATTACTCCGGCAGTAAAACTAGGATCATAATAAATTAGATAAATAGGACCAACTCCTGAATTAGGAACCATTTTGTTTGCACTTATTGCACCATTTGAAATATTTTCATTCTTTGCACCACCACCAAAGAATTTAAGTGCTGCGCTTGCCAAAGTAGTTAATGGGGCAGCACTTAAAAGTAATGATCCAGCACCAAGTATAGCGGCTACTACTACTCCTGATGGTAATGATCCAGTACCACTTTCAACTGATACCTCTTGACCAACTACAACACCAGTGGTATCACAAAATACTGTTGTGCCAACACTTGAAGCACCAGTTTTTATTGTACTAGTATATCTAGTAATATTAGGGCCTCCCCATACATATGCATCACTAGACAATGACTTGTAACCAGTAGTGCTTGTTCTTGCTGTTGTTGACCAATAATAAGTACCAATAGGCAAATTTACACTATGTATTGAAACATCTTCATTATTTAACCACGGTTTACCTGTACTGGTTTGAACACTTGCATATAATTGATGTGTATCAACATCATTTGTTAATCCATAATTAAAATCCATAAACATAGTACTTCCACTAGGTGGAGTAGAACTAGTTACAGTAAAACTAGCAACTGTAGCATTTGCAATTGAATCCAATGATATTGTTGGGGTTCCTGGAAGTTCTAACCATAATGGATTAGTCAAGCCTGTATTTGCTTCTGGTACAAAATCATCTAATGGAGTATCTTCATATATTGTACCATTATATTCAAACGCTGTAATACGAGCGCCCAAGAAACCTGATTCATCTTTAACTTCTTGAACTTGACTTACACGGAATAATTTGTTTACCCAACCGTATTCTGCTAGTGTTACTCTAACTACATCACCTGCAACAATTTGTATTCCACTGTAATCTAATGCACATGTAATAATCAAATCTTCACGACTTTGAAGTAACCTACGCTGACCAAGATATCCTGCCTGAACATAATTGTTAACTTGAGGATAAGTAACAACTAATTGATTTGCTGCTTCATTTGGACTCATAACTTCTGGAACATAATCAATTAAGTAAAATACTTTGTAATCAGTTTGATCATTGATATTTACATTTGGATATCCAACTTCTAAACTGTTGTAAGTTGAATTTAAATCAATTGGATTAATATCAATGCCACCGATCAATACTGAACTATCAATTAAAAATAAATCACCAAAACTTTCACCTGCTTGTTCATAACTTTGATTAATTACAACTTTCCATTGACCAGTCAATTCACTGTATTGTAACCAACTATCACAAGCATCACATAAATCTTGTAAGTTTGCTAAACAATTTTGTCCAGTGTTAATTGGTCCATTGATACGATATCTAGGTTGAGTTGCAATGCCACCACCTACGGGTACATATTCAATTAATTCATCACTATATGCATTCAATGCTACTAAACTGTCAACATCAATATTAGATTCTGGGATATTACATCCATATACTGGATTATACAAATAATTAAATATAACAGTTCCTGGCTTTGTACAAGTATTGAACAATTGAAAATTCAATTGACCCAATTGAGTTGTGCCAGCATCTTGATTGTAAATTAATTTAATAACAGCAAATGCACAATTTGTCATTGTATCTGTACTTGTCCAACGACTATCAACCGGGATACTAGCATCTGATAATATTTGTATTGCTGTTAGCCCACCAGTATTGACACCACTGCTAGACCCATCATTAAACAAATAAACAAACATGTTTCCAGCAATCTTGGTATCAGTTTGAGGGGGAACAGCATTGTTAGTTAAACTTATTACTTTAGCAATATCACCACCAGTGCCTAAGGTAATGTAATCTCCGTTATATAAAATATTACCAAAATATATTTCACCTGTATCAGTTACTTCACTTAATGCACAGACATAATACATTGTTGTTTGATCTGTGCTTAGTATAGCATCGGTAATTGTAGGACCCACAAATGCCGATCCATAAACTACTGGAATCTTGTTAACTGTTGTAGGAGATTTCTGCGCTCTTGGGTCTGCTGCTGGTGTATTGCTTCCGGGTGCTTGTGTGTCAGTTGTGTTTGATATCAATTTGCTGATACCAATTGTCAATAATGTTCTTGCTGCAAATGCTCCAACAGCACCAATTGTTGCTGCCGCTGCGGCACTAAAACCAATTGCACCTGCTACTGCTGCGACACCTGCTGCTATTGCTGTAAAAATTGGCATATTATATACTCCAAGTATGTTCTATAGGTCTAAAGCCAAAGCGTGAATAATTCAAATTTTGTCCCTCCATTTGACTTACTGTATAATTTATTATCATATTTTCTTCTTTTAATTGTTCACAATACTTAACATACTCTGCCAACAATCTATAACCTGCTGTGCTTCCTCTATGTTCTTCTTCTACCCAATATGCAATCTCATTCATTATGTATTTGCTATTGTCCCATAAGAACGGGGCCTTAAATGCTAATAACATTCCAACAGGTTCATTATTCTTTTCTGCAAGTATTGCTATGCCGGCACCTGCTAATATGTGTGTAAGAATCTTTATTGCTGTCTTTTCATCAGCAACACTTAATCCATGTATATTACCGGAATCATGGTAATTCCAAAGCATATTGATTATCTTTTGTGCATCATATTTAGTGGCGTATCTTATCTTCATGCTGAGTCTCTTCCACTACTATTTTGATTACCTTGTGCTGTGGTTGCTGATGCAGTACTTTGTGTAGTTGCTCCTTGCTTAGGTTTAGCACCAAAGTCAAAGTATTGATCTGCCAAACTATACACATTATCCATTGAGGTATCAGTTGGATAAAATGATTTCCAACTTTCACCGTTTGTCTTTCGACCAGCAATACGATTTTGTAACACTGTTTTGTAACTACTTGCATTTAATGTAATAGTAAAGTTATCTACCAAATCATGGCGTTCTTCAGTTATATTGTAACTTGTAACAATACCAGTAAAACGCTGTGCTGTATTAGATAGATTATAATTCTCATCATAGAATCCTCTAATAACTTCAACTTTACTACCACGGATTTTTGTGCCCAACACGATTGCCATGTTGTCTGAACCATCTGAGGGTATACCACTCAAACTGATTGATGTATCTGCTGATGTAACCCGAATGTCTCTTTGCTGAATGCCCACAGCAAGCAATCCACCTAGTGGACTGTATTCTGTAGTGTCTATTGTTTCATAACTATATGCACTAGAAAATGTATAAATGGTTGTGTTTGCATAATTTGCAACATCATTGTAAATTGTTAGTTTAACAAACTCAGCACTATTAATATTTGATTTGTTATTTGCTACCGCCGGTATGTTTTCCATTTATGCCTCCCCAACCCATTCATACATGTAGAAATTATCTGACCATTCTAAGTAAGCATTATTTGTTGT